CACCCACATACATAGATGACAGGCTTTTCAGGGTAAGTTTCCCAAAGTCATCATATAACACATACATTTCCCCGGTATTGGTCAGTGTCAGGTCAAGGGCATTTGCTATCATTTCAAACAGTGAAGTATTTTCTTCAACCCTTGATTCAATGACATACCCGGTATCATCCAGTGTGCCAAGGTTCAGGGCATAATCATCTGCAATCATTTTCACAAATTGGTTTGCCGTCTTTCCTTCATAGACCTTGGTATCTTTATTTTTTAAGTACCTCAACTGATCGTAGGCGGTGACAGTAATGATTTTGTCCTTGGTTCTCTGCTGCTTGAACACAAAACCAAAGAATACATTGTCACCGTCCACCTTCATCCTGACTGGACTACCTTCTGAAAAATCAAGAATGTTGTCATACAGGACTTTGAAAACCAGTTTGCCGGGGGTGTTTTTTCTTTCTGTTGACCATTCAATACCTTCCTGAACAACAGGCTGATATACTTTTGTTCCTGATTCATTCCCAACCAGTAGTTCAACGTACATTGAACAACACCCCTTTCTTATGCTGCCGGAATGGTCAAAACCTGTCCCGGATAAATTAAGTTAGGGTTGCCACCAATGACACCCCTGTTTGCGTTGTAGATCACGGTGTATTTTGCACCGCTGCCGTAAAACCGTTTTGCAATGTTCCACAAACAATCACCACGCACAACCGTATAGGTCTGTGCTGCTGCCGGGGCGGGTGAATTGTTGGTTTCCCGCTTAGGCTCTGCACTTGCCTTTGGCTTGGATGCAGCAATTTTGATGTTGACTGTCTTTGTTCCATAGTCCCGGTACTGTTTCAGATTGAACTTGACTTTAAAGTCAAACCCGTTCTTGGCATCCTCTGAAATTTTGTAATCTTCCAAAGATACCTTCATGTTCGTGTTCAGCAGTTTTTTCCCCACCGGGGTCTTTCTGCACACAATGAACTGGAATGTCTTTTTGCCTGTTTTCAACCCTTCAAAAATATCAAAGAAATATCCCGCTTCTTTGAAACCATTCTTATACACCGCATAAGGATGTTTTACTTGCGGGATTTCTGCTTCAAATTCAATGTCGGTCAACCCGGCTTTTTTCAGGATATTGATTTCACCTTCATTTATCAGGTTGACCGTTTTGTTATTACCATTGATTTTGATACTGATTTTTTCAGGGGTGACAGGAAAAAGGCATTTGTCAAAATACATATCATATCCGCTTCTTGCCATTTATTCATGCACCCCTTCCGTCATATTGTCTACCGCTTCATTGACTGAATCTGTCAGTTTGGTCATAAAACCATCAATGTCATCACCGCTGTTCACGGTGTTCTGCATACCTGACATATCAACATTGATTTCAGCGGTTGTGAATCTGTTAATTGCTTCTTGTTCTGCAATATCACGCAAATACTTCAAATCTTCTTCTGATACTTCCAAAGAATCCTTGATTTTGCCTGTGTTATCGTCAATGTTTCCAATGCTGTCACCCACGCCTGAATTTGCTATTGCATCATTGAACCCTGATGTGTAATCACCCACATTAGGAATATCTGTCTGACCAAATACATCCGATAAACTGAAATTTGAAACCTTGTCAGCAACACCGTCACCCCATGCTGCACCCGCATTGAACGCATCTGATGCCCAACCGTCCTGAAATGCATCAAAGGTTGTAAAACCTTCATTGAACGCATCACTGATTGACTGGTAATCTTCTTTGTTTCCGGCTGCTTCACTTGCTTTGGCTGCATAGTCATCCGCTGCGGATGAAATACCTGAATAGTCAAATTCAACAAACGGTAACTTATTCAGTGCTGAACAAATACCTTCAATTACTGAAAGTGCCGTGCTTAACAGGTTGTAAAACCATGACTGAACAGAACAGATTGCATTGTGAAATGCCGTCATCATATTGGATGCAAGTGCTGCAATGGCGTTTCCAATACCCAAGGCAATGTTTGCCACGGTTAGACCCAAGTTCTTGAAGAACTGAATCACCACGTTCACACCACCAGTAATCACACCGAACCCTGAATTTGCAATACCTGTCATTTTTGCAATCGCATTACATACGGCAAAAATAACCACGATCAACGCAAGAATCAGCATGATAATCCAAGTTAAAGGACAAGCCATCAGTGCAGCGTTAAGACCTTGCTGTGCTGCGGTTTCTGCAAATGTTGCACCTGTTGCCATCATTTGAGCAGCAGCCTTGACACCTTCTGCCATTGCCATGACACCGTTAATTGCTGCCACGATTGCAGAAATAGCAATGTATGCTGTGAGTGCTGCCACAATTCCATATACGATAGGTGCAATGATTGACCAGTTATCACCTATGAAAGTACCGATTGACACCGCCAAATCAAACACATTCAAAAGGATATTCGCAAGGGTTGCCATTGCTTCAATAGCACCCTGAATGAAAGTCTGAAATGCTTCACTATTGGCTAAATCGTTCAATCTTTGAAGAACAGGCTGAAATGCAATCAGTGCGGTGTTCTGCATTGACTGCCACATCTGCCCCCAAGTCATAGGCATTTCATTGAATTTGCTGTTAATGTCATCAGCAGCAGAAAAGATTGCTGCCTTGACTACATCAGCGGAAAGTTCCCCATCCGCTGCCATTTCCCTGATCTTACCGATTGGAACATCAAGATAGTCCGCAATGTTCTGAATCAGGTTAGGTGCTTGTTCAAAGATACTGTTCAATTCATCACCACGAAGGACACCTGAACCAAGTGCCTGTGATAACTGCAATTCTGCATTTGCTGCTTCTTGGGTGCTTGCCCCGGCAATCGTCATCTGTTTTTGAATCAGATCAGCAAAAGCAACAACTTCTTCTGAACTGCTGAACGCATCCTTTGCATTGTTACCAAAACGGGCAACAACATCAGCCATCTGACTGAATGAACCCCTTGCATCCTGTGCTGCTGCATATACCATGTTGACAAGTTCAGCGGTTGTCTGAACCCCGTCATTCATCATGTTCAAACGTGATGTTGTCTGAACAAGTTCGTCTGAAATGTTCAGTGCTTTCCCAACTGACTGAATACTGACATAGGCTGCAACTGCCCGTTTGATGGTATTGGTCAGTTCATTTGCCTGTTGTGTTCCGGCTGAAACTTCCTGATTGAAACGCCCCTGTTCATCCACATTGTCACGGATGTACCTTTCTGTGTTGCCAACAGTCTGTGACAAATGCAAATAGGCATCATTGGCAGCAGAAACATCCATGTTCTGCATTGCCTGATTCAGTGAATTTTGTTCCTGAATAGCCTGATTCAACTGCATACGCAACTGTTCCAGTTCTGCATTTGCATTGTCTGCCCCAACATTTACCGGGTTGTTCTCAATCTGCTGAATCCGCTGTTGAATTGCAGATAACCGCTGTTGCATGGTGTTCATGTCCTGAACTGCTGCATCCGGCAGTATATCCATTCCCTGTGCGGTCTGTGAAATCCTTGCCTGTGTGGTGTTCAGTGTGTTCAACATATCGTTTGCACCCTGAACTTCTTGCTGAAATCGTTCAACACCTGTTCCTGTAAACACATCCACCCCGTCAGTGTTCCATGTGACCGGGATTTCTACGGGTTCAGGGTCAGGCGGTGCGTTTGGCTGAATTTCAGGTCTGATTGGTTCAGGATTTTCAACCAAAGGGTCAGGAAGTACCGGGTCAACAGGTACAGAAATCGGTTCTTGATTTCCACCATCCACAACAGGCGGTGCAATATCAGGTGCAGTCTGTCGGCTTGCTGCCTGATTCATTGCTTCAATGGCAGCAGTTGCCTGATTGATTTCATCCCTTGCCCCTTCAATACTGCTTGTATCAATGTCAGCGTTCATTGACTGCTGCATATCATACATTGCAGACACGGCAAGGTTCACTGAACTGATGATGTTGTTCAACACTCCGCTGAATTGGTCATTAAGTTCTATACCTGTCTGAATAGATGACACCTGTTTCACCGTCCTTTCTTAGTGTTTTTTCTTTGCCCTTGCTTCTGCCTTTTTCTTTTCCTTCTTGTCATGCTCTGCTTTCAACTTGATTGAAGCAATCACAAAGGCTTTTTCCTGTTCATCCATAGCCAAGAACACTGATGGAAGAATGTGAAGTTTTAGAAGGGCATAGTAAGCATAATTTGCTTCACCATCCCCTTCTTCAATTAGTTTTTTGCTTCATCAACCTTTTCATCAAGTGACTTGGTAAATCCCTGAAACTTCTGCATCCATAACTGGAAGTCCTGCATTTCCCCGGCATCATCAACCATTGCATAGACTAAATCTTCCGGGGTCATCACACCGTAACTGTCCTGTAACTCTTTATCGTAAAGGTCAGGAAACACCGTTGACTTCACGATTATTGCCATAAGGTACTTTGAAGTAATAAGTTTTGGTCTGAATAAGTTCGGCTTGCCTGTCACCTGAACTTCAATGGTGTTTGCATCACGAAGTTCTTCATTCTCCTTGGAACTGATATGTCTGAACTCCCATCTGACAGGTGTTCCGTCTGAACCAAGAAGTGAAGCAGTAGGTGCAAACTTTTCATTTTCCTTTACCTTTTTATTCGCTTTCATAAATGCACTAAATTTTGACATTTTGTTGTTCTCCCTTCTGTTTATCAATGAATAGAAAAAACCCCTTATATGACCTTATATGACCTTATATAAAAGCCACACAAGGGGTTCTGTTACTTAGTTAGTAAGAAAACCCGTGAGGTTTGCAAAAGATTCAGGCATTGAGAAGTCCTCAAATGTTCCTTCAATCTCTTCATCAAGATATTCCCCGTCAGCATCAAATTTTGCTAACACACCACCGTCAGTGTTGCAGTCATAGAAAATGATTGTCTGTCTGCCCGCATCACTGGTTGGGTCATCATTGGTGATCTGCATTTCAAAATACACATCCTCACCAGTGTTCTTATAGTCAAGTAATGCTTGACGAAGAACTGACTGGTTATAGTGTGCCGTGCCGGAAAAAGTACCTTCCATACCACATGACTTATGACCCGCCATGATTGCACCAAGGCGGGGAACAGTAGTCTTGGTTTTCTCAACCTTTGCTTCCATATCAATCATCTGCATGAAGTTGTATCTTCTACTTCCGATTGTGATAAAACATTCAGCAAGTTTTGCTGCAATAGTGTCCCTTGCTTTCATTGTTACATTCGGCATTTTATTTCACCCCTTTCTTACGCAACCGTAACCGTTTCATAGAGTTTACCCATAGCGTTCACAACGGTGATTGCTGATGTAATCACAACCGCCTTTTTGGAATCGCCCTGTGCAACCGTAACATCAGAATCAGTGAACCCTTCAATAGCACCAAGTTCCTGTAACTGTGTACGGATTTTCACCAAGTCAGACCAAAGGGAAGTTCTGCCTGATGCATTGTTTGGAACAACACCAAGATACTTAGTGTTGAAAAGAACTGCATCATCATTTCCCAACTGGTCAATAACTCTGATCGTCTGATTGTCCTTGAATACATCCCCGCAAGTGTCCGAAGTGGTCACCATAGAGTTAATATCTTCAAGCACACGGACAACGCCGTTGACCTTATGGAAAGTGAACTCACCCGCCTTGATTGCTGCTTTCAACTCATTCTGTGTGTAATTGGTATCAACGGTGAAACCGCCATCATATTTCTTGTTCTGACAAGACTTATTGACCGCACAACCGCTTTCTGCACCAGTTACCCAGTACACAAGTGCTGCTTCTGACCATCCTGTATCTGTTACCTTGTTCTTCACACTGATAACGCCCATATAATCAGCAGACAGGTTGTAAACAACCAACTGGAACTTGATACCAAGTTCATCACGCAAACGCTTGTTGAAAGCCACATATAACTTCTTGGTAACATCATCAGTAACCACAACGCCCATAGTGTTGTAGGTGTATGATTCGATTTTATCCAAGTAAGCCTGATGTGCAGTGCCGTCAACCGTGCCGTTTGTACCACCAGTTAAAGGTGTTCCGGCAGTAACAGCAAGATCAGCAGCCTTGAATGTCACATAATCGTTTGCCACAAGATCAGCAGCCTTAGCAACTGTCTGTGTGTCAACCTTGACCGTACCGAAGTAGGTTGTAACATCATACTTGCTTGCATCATCTGCATTTTTCTGAATCACGATCTTCAAATCGTTACCACGCACACCACAATATTTTGCAGTTGCGTATGTGTTCGCTGCCTTATCTCCACCACCGTTCAAACGATATGCGTATAAGGTCTTTGCACCCATAAACAGATCATTAAGACCAAGCATCTTAGGACTGTCAAAGGCATAACCAAAAAGTTTCAGGCTGTTCTTCTGAAAATCTTCATTGGTTACTTCAAAAACTTCCCCTTCAACACCCCAGTCAAGTTCAAGGGGCATTGTTGCAATACCTCTATCAGACAGTGCAGCAGATGCGGATGCAGCCGATACAAAGTTGATATAAGCACCGGGAAGTTCTTTGTTCTGTGAGGTAAATGTACCACCACCTAAAGCCATACTATTTCACCTGTCCTTTCATGTATTTTTCAACTAAATTGTCAACAGTTTTCATGGTGTAACTTTTATCTTCATCAAGAAGGGCATCCACCAAGTCCCTTCTGTTTGCAAAACGGGCAGATGCAAGAATCTGTTCCTTGCTGAACATTGGTTCAGTCTGTTCAGACCTTGTAGCAGTTCCCGTTGTTGTCTTTTTTGCTGCCATAATCAACCACCTTCCTTCACATCCGTGCTTGCCGTCATAGTTTCCATTGGTGTCTGATCTTCCGTCTTGACTGTGAAAAAGTCATAATTGACAAAAAAATTCAGAACACCGTCAACCACCTGATGATTCATTTTTGAACCCCTGATTGGCTTGGTATCACCGTCTGTTGTGACATACTCCAAACAGTCATACATTCTTTCAGCCACATCAGCACATTCCCGCTGCTTCTTTGCAGACTGTGGGAAATACTGGATGCAGAACTGATTGGTACGTTCATACCGTTTGCCAAGGAAAAGGTTGTTGTTTGGGTTCAAGCAAGCAATAAAAAAGCAAGGCTCTTTCAAACCTTGCTTAATTTCTTCATTGTGGATTTCATAATCATCCCCAAATTCTTTGTTCAGGGAACAACTGATTGCTTCAACTATTGAATTTATCATTTACCAAGTCCCCCTAAATATTTCTTGATTTTGTTTTCAAGCACCTTTGGGGCAATTTTCTGTAATTCCTGTTCAGATATGGTCATCATAAACTGACCCTTGACCCATCCTGAATGATTGGCTGTCCTGTGTCCGTACTCAACATAGGATGCGTATTCAACCGGGTTCACAATTTCAATGACATAGGTGTCACCAAAATGGTTCACCGTCAGGCTATCTGCATACCCTTGTGCTGATGCACGTTTTTCACCAGTCCAACCACGCCTTAATGTACCGCCCTTTTTTCCTGAACTTGCCGGGTACTGTCCGACAGGTGTTCTTTTGACCACCATGCGAAGCAAACGGGCAGCAAGTTCTTTTGCACACGATTCCACAAAGTCATCAGGATTTTGCAACTTTCCCAACTGCTGCTGAAAGTCTTTCAGACCTTTGCAGTCAAATCTTCCCATTTTACCCATTTACGCATATTCCTTGAACAGTTCAAGTGTAATTTCCTGATGCGTTGGGTATGTGGAAGGGACACCGCTGCGGGTGTAGTCCGTGGTCACATTGTCCTGTGTTACTGTCAGTTTTGACCCCGCTTTGATGGTTACATCCGGGGAAACAAACAACTTTGTGCTTTGCGTGATCGTTGCTGCTGATTCTGACTGAATTGCTGTTTGCAGTTTTTCAAAAGATAATCTGCACGGTTGGTCTTGTAAGACTACAACCTCTGATTCTTCCATAAGTTTTGACTTCTCATTTTTTACCTTTTGCAGTTCTGTCACCGTCAAAGTACCAAAATAGGTTGCTTCAATGGCTTTCCTTGCAGCTTTTTGTGCTGCCTGAATCTGCTTTACCATCTGATACGCCTGAATGAATTAAATTCAGCCTTTCCATAGGATAAAAGGTAATTGATGAAAGAAGTCAGTCTTTGTTCAGGGGTCATTGAACCGTCACCAGTCGCAAAGACCGTGTTGGTGTCCCCTGTCTGAATCTGCTTGACAGCATAGTCCAAATCTAACCCGGTAAGGTCATCAGGTGCAAAAGTTTTCTTGGAAAGAAGAAATTCACCCACCGCCATATCAACAGCAATGTGTTCCAGTCCTTCCGGCACATCAGACCAGTTGATTTCATTCTTGATTGTGCTGCGTACTTTCTCAACACAAAAGGTCAAGGCAAATTCTTCATCCACCTTGACCTCATAACCAAGTGATTTCAACCGTTCTTTTACTGTATCAGTATTAAACATTGCAACCACCCTTTCCGATCAGAAATTAACCACGGGAAATAATACGGGCAATAGGTACTGCCTTGTGTTCAATGGTCTTGGTATCAGATGCAACCAGTGACCAGTTCTTGCCGTTCTCTAACTCTGCGTTAGTCGGTGAATTAGTTGCCTGACTTGCCTTAGTGTAAGAAACACCCGCAACAGAAACAGCGTGACGTTTACGGGAAATAAGTGTGTCCTCACCGCCCCTTGTCTTAGCATCACGCACCATTTCATAAGGCACTTTTGCACCCACATCTTCAAATCCAATAGCACCTTCACCAAGGATATAAGTTGTGTACTCTGTGTATGCATCCTGTGCCTTAATACCTTTTCCTGTGTCCTCTGCAACAGCTTCAACAACCTTAGTAGGTAAAGAATCATCAATGATGACCAGTCTGCCGTTCCAAGTACCCATTTCAAGGTCACGTTCAATGCCCTGTGCATCCGTGTACTTTAAGTATGCAAGCAGTTTCAGGTTTTCAAGGTTAGTTGCAACTGCACTGTGACAGTAAACTAACTTGAACTTCTGCTTGTTATCACCGCAAGCCTTCTGAATGGCACTGTTCAGTGTGGTTGCATCCATCTTCATAGTGTCATCAGTGTGTTCAGCACCCGCCTGTGCAATATCATAAGTGTGTGCTTCAACAAATGCTGCATTAGCAGTTTTGATTGCACCTGAACCAGTTGCAGACATTGAAAAGATACCCTTTAAGATTGCAAGGATAACATCCTGATCTACACTGTTCCAGTAGTCATTGATCTGACTTCTTACGTTTGCCATGAAGTCAGTACCACCAGTTACATCATAACTGAAATCTGCTTCTGTCCAACCGTTCATTCTTCCGTAAGTGAAAACACCCTGTTCATAGGTGTCAGTCTTGCCCGGTGTAACATTGTCAACACCGTCATAGTTCTGTGGTGTGCCGGAAAGCAGACCAAAGAACGGAAGCACTGCATATACAGTACCAGTCTGTGAGTTGTTCACAAATGTGTCACGAAGTCGTGCATCACCGACAACTGCACGGGATTCACGCAACTTGTTCAGTTTCACGTTCGGAATTGCACTCATGTACTTACCGAACGCCTTTTCGTTAAAACTTTTAGCATCAAATTTTGCCATGTTTCAATTACCTTCCTTTCATCAAATTAAATCTGTGCATCCGGGTTTGCTTCCATGTAAGCGGTAAGTTCGTCATAACTCATCTTTGAGAAATCGACCTTTTCACCCTCACCCGGTTTCTGTTCCCCTGATGCTCCCGGCTGAAAACCTTTGAAGTTCTGCTGTTTGGTCTGCTTCTGTGCTTCAAACAGGAACTTGGTGTCATCACCACTTCTTAACTTCTCGATCTGTTCATCCAGTCCCTTGACATTTCCGTCCTTGTCAAGTTTGGCTTCTCCAAGTTCAAGTAAGGCTTTGACCGCTTTGATGTTCTTTGCCTTTGCACCTGTCAGTGCTTTTTCAACCGCAAAATCAATTTTCAACTGGTTCAGTTCAGATTCATGGGTTGCCTTGGTAGTGGCATTTTCAGTCTGTAAGTCCTCAATCTTCTTTTTCAGATCAGCGTTGTCCCCGGCAGATGCTTTCAGGGTTTCTAACTGACTGTCACGGTCACCGACCTGTGTTTTCAGTCCTTCAACCTCTGTCTGCAAGTTCTTGATTTCTGTTGCAGCAGTACCCTTTGCGTTCTCAATGTCATCACCATTGATTTTCATTACTGAATCAGCCTGTTCCTTGGTAAGTCCTAAATCCTCTAACTGTTTTCTTGTCATTTCTATACCATCCTTTCAAATACGTTTTTATACGGGGTTACTCCCACATGATTGATTGGTTTTGTTCGGTTT